GGTATGGTCGTAAGATTATCTCAGAACAAGGGTTGCAAGCAAACTCCCAGTCAGCATCTCGTCTACCACTCCTAGCTGCTTTTTACTGTGCAGCCTGTCTGTTAAAGATACCACGCTCACCTGACTTAGATACTACAAGTGCTGTCCACTCACGTAAGAATGTCTCCATGTCGGGCTTCTCTGTATAGCACACACTGTTATTTGACAACGCTCTATGAGGGGCAGCTTCCCACCAGTTACCTGACTTAGCATGTCTCATACGATCATCAGATAGATTAGATAGACTGATCATAGCTGACCTACGTACACCACCAACAACAACTATCTCACCTATCTTACACATAATGTCGTGACACTCTATGCTTGATAGCTTACGAGTCTGTGCTGTCTTAAATGTACCAACCACAAACATAAACAAATCTATCAATGGTGCAGGGCCAGATGCTCTACCACCAAATGTTTTTAACTTAGCTCCTGCAGGTCTAACTAATGACACATCCCACTTGGGTATCTCACCTGCCCATAGTAATGCAAGCAGTTGACGTAGTGCTTTAGCCCAACCTTCTTTACTATCCTTGACCACTATGGTTGTATCACTATTGTATAATGGTGGTATTTCTGGTAGCTTAGATACGTATTGTCGTTCAACACTAAACCCAACACCTGTACCACAAAGGAGTATAAACATAGCTTCATCAAAGCTCTTGGGGTCATCTACAGGTAGGTAGCTACAATTGTACCCTGCTGTATTATCTCTGTCTAGTGCAGGGCCAGCAGTCATCATAGCTCTCATAGACGGCATCACAGCTAGACTAGCAATAGCATCGTATAGATCATTACGTATTTTAGTGTCTAGGTTATACCCTATTTTATCAGCCATGTAATCTACATACCTGCTTACAGTCTCTCCCCAGTTCTCTCTTCTTTTGTCTTTGTCCAACCATCTTGCGTAACGAGATGTATGTATAAACGCTTGATAATCTGTTGGTAAATAATTACTCATGTGTCTACTCCGTTGTTATTCTAATTGTATCTATAGTCATACCATCAATATCATATATAAATTCATGTATTGCCTCATTTATTTCTTCATCAACAAACCCGTCAACAGGTATTGGATAATCGTCTTCATCTAGATTCAAATTAAGATATACTTTTACTTTCATAGTGACCCCTAATGAAATTTTAACTTTACAACATTATCTTTAATAGATTCTATTGTAGGTTTAGTCTTAACTGGCTCTAATGTTTCCTGAGTATACTTGTCTAGCATACTTCTAAATTTATCATCCTGTTCCATGAAAGGTACAGAAGCACATAACATAGTAGATAAATACATTAAGTGAGAATAGTCTTCATCATCTAGTGTGTTATCATCTGTAGTTATAGTTCCAACTCTTAACTCTCCTACCCACTTATTATTCCCATCTAGTACAGGAGTAATTCTTATAATAAAATCGTTAGGTTCAAAGTCTATGTATATTTTTTCTTCCATACTATGTTCTCCTTGTTTTCTTTAATGGGAAAGGTATAACACTTTTATCACTTAATTGCCATAGTGTTTTTGTTTTTTTATTATTTTCTTTTAACCATTCTTGTGGAATAATTCTGTCATAATATAAAAAATTGTACTTCTCACACCAACTGGCATACGTACCCTTTGAACCCTTACTTAACCTACGTTTACTACTTTCAAACACAAAACGTATGTCAAGATTCTTATGTTGTTTTTGTATAGCCAAATGTTTGCGCCTATCTGATGCTACAAAACGACCTTTTGTTTCTATTATAATACCATTAGGTAGTAGGAAGTCTGGCGTATATGTTCTATACATCAGATCTTCCCACTCTATCTTAAAGCATTCATATCTAAAGTCTTGGTCTAATTCTTTTAAGTAATCAGATACTTTAATCTCTAGACCACTACGATAACCATACTTTAAGGCAGCCTGAAACTGCTTTATATTACGCAATACCTGTCCTAAAAAGACTTTCATAAGGGCTTCTGTAATTATACCCTAGTGATTTTAACTCTTCCCGTACAAGTTTGTCTGCTTCATTTCGTTGCTCTATAGCAGAACGAAGACCAGCAGTCTTTTGTTCTCTATATTCTTTACGCATTTCTTTTATTTCAGCTTCTTTTGCTTTTATCTCTTCTGCAAGAGTGTCTAAATTTTCCAACATACTATTTTCTCCTCTCATCTATAGCAGTAGTTTCAGATGGATCATAGTTCTTAAACAGTTTCCAGTACGTTAACAGACTGTTAAACATCCGTAAATGTTTAGGGTGTGTACCCTTATCCCATTTATATGGAACTATTAATCCTGTATCCTTTCTGTCTACAAAAATGGATACTCGTTCAGGATCATCAAAGCCACAGCCTTCAGCATAGGCTGATAACTGCATACCATGTTCATTAAACACAAGCTTAGATCCTTCTTTACCATCTAGGTTGTCCTTAGTTTTAAAGTCAACAAAGATTCCTGATTCAGAATACAAGTCTATTTTACCACCATAACCTGCTTCAGCACAGAATGAGTTTTCTGCTATCCACTCCTCATCAGGAAATGTTTTATCCAAGTATTCTTTTATTACCATATAAGGTTTTGTTTCCTTACCACCTGCAAAGCCTTGCTCTATCATAGCGTGAATGGTTGTACCCATCTCTGCTGCTTGCTTACCTATACTCTTTGAATGCTCCTTACATCTATAAAAGAATTGGTTAGCACTCTCATCGTCACGCCTCTTTAATGTAAGGGCAGAGTTCAGAGCCTGATTTATTTTCCAGTTCTCTAAAGATGGCTTGGCTGCAACACCAAGGATAGTAGTAACAGATGGTACGTAACCATGTTTCCTAGCATCCCGTAAATTGGTGTTGCGTTCTTTGCCATTTGAACCTACTATAGTATATGCAGATTCTCCTGTTTTACTATACCAATGTTCCGACTCTGACTCTTTTTTCATTAAGCAAATTCCTCTGCAGTTATGTCAATAAAATCATCAACAGTACTCTTATCAACCTCTTCATGTTTATGCATACTTTCATTCCATGCATTTGTTATGTAACCATTGTAGTTAGCTACCCATGCTAAGAAGTTAGCAAATATCTCCTGTGCTTCATCATCCATATCAAGGGTGTTAGACAGGTCAAGAGTAACAGATGGAAGATAAAAACAATTACCATTAGGTAACTTACGTTCCTCTGTAGCTAACTTAACATAGTGCTGTATCGGAAGACGTTTCATCTTATTAAGTTTATTAAACACATTTGTACCAAAGGTTTTGAAAGCATCTCTGTTCTCAACTTCCCATATGAATGGCGTAGCACCTATCGTAACTGATGCACCTGTCTCATCCACAGGATTGTCTAACTCTATAGTACCAAACAGTACACGTACACGCTTGATCTGCTTCAGAAGGTCTTGCATCTTCTCAGGTAAAGATTTAAAATCTTGTATATAACCTGCAGGTTTACCACAATTAAAACCACCATCATTATCTTTTAGATCAACATTCAAGTTGTCAGCCATAATAGTTTTAATATACCGATTAGGTGTAGTATCTGTCTTCATTACAAAACGCTTATGCATAAACCTTTGCATGTAAGGACGTATGGTAGCTGTATCAGAATAGTATGTTGGTCCATCTGGTATGTCCAGTTTGTATGTACCACCACTCACAACTTCTACATTAACCATCTTACCTTTAACTTCTGATCTACCCATGATGGGTGAGTGGTTAATACGTACACGTGCTAGTGCATCAGCTTTTTCTTTATTAGCTCCTGTATCCATTACCATGCCCATAGCTTTAGCCATTGCTGCATAGTCATTTGTATTTATATTTGCTATCTCGTTCATTTATTTCTCCTGTTATATTTCATAAGGTTCTTAGTTATATCATGCCACATCTTTTGTGTCAAGCCAATTATCTCCAATCTTTGCCTCTAATAATAAAGGTACATTAAAGTCTATATTCCATTTAGTATTTACTATGTTAATTAGATTATCATTCGTTGCTTTTACTATTCGTATTACCTTATCTACTTCATTTGGATGTACATCAATAACTATACTGTCGTGTACTGTATTTACTATACAACTTTCCATCTTATTTGCTTCTAGTAACTTATCTATGTATATCAGAGATATGGGTACAATGTCAGCAGTTGCAAAGGATTGAACAGGATAATTCTTTATCTGTGTGAAATATGTCACACTTCCATTCCGTCTACGCTGTACATCGGGCCATGTAAACTCTCTACCAGATGGTGTTTTTATTTTACCAGTAGTAAGTATCTCATTAGCTAATCTCTTATGCCACTCTGATATACCTTTGTACTTAGTAGTAAACTGTTGATAATAGGACGCTTCTGCTTCTGTCCTACCAAATCCACTTGCACCATACAAGGGAGCAAACGTATGTGCCTTTGCATCTTGTCGTGATATCTTCTGCCCTGCATCACTGATAACTTTAGCTGTGTAACTGTGTACATCAAATCCTGTTGACACTTCTTGTATAGCTATCTTATCCTGACTAAGGAATGCAGCAACTCTAAACTCTAACTGTGCAAAATCTGCCTCAAGTATTTTACCACCTTCCCATCGTGACACAAACACTTTCTTTACAGGAAACGTCTGACCACGTGGCATGTTCTGCATGTTAGGGTTAGCTCCAGACAACCTGCCTGTACCTGTCCTGTGCTGTAGTAACTGAACGTGTAGCATACCATCTGATTTAATGTGTGTAGATATACCATCAACAAAGCTAGATAAATATGTATCTAGTGCTGATAATCTTCTAACCCGTTGCAAAAATACAACAGCAGTCTTAAAATCTCTTTCTCTAGCATTGGTCTCTAGCTTTATAAGGTTGTCTTTACTGGT